AGCTACATAAACTACAATTATGATAAAACAAGGAACTGATATTCTTAAACAGCATAATAAGAAAAGACTTACTTTTAATGGAGAACTAAAAAGAATAGATTTTTTAGACAGAAGAGTTTATAAGAGATCGGATGGAGTATACTACCCATCTGTAACTACCATACTCCAATATATGCCCAAAAACCACTTCTTTGAAAATTGGTTAAAAGATGTTGGGCATAATGCCGATCTTATAAGAAATAAAGCAGGTAAAGAAGGTACACAAGTACATGAAGCAGCTGAAAGATTAATTTTAGGAGAAGAAGTCTCTTGGATGGATAACTACGGTAAAGCAAAGTATAGTCAAATAGTATGGGAAATGATTCTTAAGTTCCATGAATTTTGGACTTTAGCTAAGCCTAAATTAATTTCTACTGAAGAATTTGTATTTTCAGATGAATATCAATATGCAGGAACTGCTGATTTATTAGTTGAAATGGAAGGTAAAACTATATTAATAGATATTAAAACTTCTAATGCTTTACATAAAACTTATCATCTACAACTTGCTGCTTATGCTAAAGCTATAGAAGAGAAAAAAGGTATTAAAGTCGATGGAACTTCCATATTATGGTTAAAATCTTATACGAAAGGACACTCTAAAAAGAAAGGGGTATGGCAAGGTAAAGGTTGGCAACTAAAAGAAATAAATGAAATTCATAAGAATTTTGATCTTTTTATGACAATTTATAAGCTATATAATTTAGAAAACCCAACCGTTGAACCTATTTATAATAGTTACCCAACAACTTTAAAAATAGACAAAGATGCAGATTAAAAAAGAAATACCTTCAGATATAATAGTTAAGCTTTTTTTAATTATTAGTGTTCTGTTCGGTCTTTTTTTATCAAGCTGTTCTTCTCAATTTTATTTATCTTCTTTAAATAATGACCCTGTTTATAGTTACGATGTAGTTATACCAGTAGGTAAAGATACTAAAGTAGACACTATAAATTCCTTTTCAGATTTAAGATGGCGACTAAGAACTGATTTTAATTTTAGATGGGAATTCGCTCAGTATGCTATGAATCAACCTTTTTCATGGTACTATAATAATCCAAGACTAGACGGTATATGGAGACCTTATAATAGGTTTGATGTTTATTTTCATAGCAATTGGTTTTGGACTGACTGGGCTTGGAATTACCCTTTTACAAATTACGGATGGGGATGGAATAATTGGAATTATCATCACCACTACTACGGATGGCATAATTGGTACAAGCCATATAGACCGTGGAATAATTGGCATAATGGACCTTGGCATAACTTAGGATATAATGTTGTATGGAACTCTAGCCGATATAATAATGTAGCTTATGTTAATGGTAGAAGAGGAAGTAGATCTATCGAGAATACTATTATAAGTAATCGTATTAATAATGCTAGTAGTAGACCTAATAATAATAACGTAATAGATAATATAGTAAATATTTATAGAAATAACGGTAACTCTGTTAGAGTATATAATAACCCTAATAATTTCAATAATGATCAAATTATTAAACCTAATAACCGAACAAACTGGCACACCCAAGGCAATAATAATGGCGGGAGGAGCTGGAGCGGGCAAATCGTTCCTTCTAAACCAACTTCAACTTGGCAGTCTTCCTCTAATCAACCCAGACAAATATATAGAGGATCCGGATCATCCAGCATTCAACAATCTGGGGGCAGGAGCTCGTCAAGCGGACAAGGAAGCAGAGGAGCTAGGGGCACAAGGAACTAGTTTTGTTTGGGATACAACAGCTTCTAACCCTAAAAAGATACAGGGTATAATAGACTCAGGTTACGATGTCTATATGATAATGGTATATACTCATCCTATGATATCTTATATTAGTAATTTTAGCAGAAGCAGAAACGTTCCTTCAGTAGCTGTTTTTTCAACTTGGAGAAATGTATATCAATTAATAGAACAGTATAATAAAATGTTGAAAGGTAATTTATCTATTTTCGTAAATACAAGAGAAGGTAAATTTGATAAAGAGGTAGAAGCTTTCAATACTGCTGCAAAAAATGGAGCTGAAGGTATAAAAGATTATTTAAAAAGATATAACGAAGAAAAAGGTATAGAAGGATCATCATTCTTTAAACCAGTAGAAATGTCTTCTGAAGAAGAAGTTGAATTTTCAAAAGCTGTAGTAGGAATAAATTACAATAAAGATAGTAGAGGGGAAGATAAAGCATTAAAAAAAGAGTTTTTAAAGTCTTTCCAAGCAAACGGTGTAGGACCAGGACAAGATAAATTAAAAGCAGCTTTAAAAAAATATAAAGATACTAAGAGGAAAAGTGATGAAAGAAACGATGCAGTTTTAGATAATATTTCAGAGATGCTTTTTAGTCCTATTTTTCAAGAACTTTTAAAACATTCTTCTGTCAAAGAAATTGATAGTAGAGTTCAAAACTTTTTATCATGATAGCACTATATCCAGGAGCATTCAAACCACCTCATAGAGGTCATTTTAACGTAGTAAAAACTTTACTCGATGGCTCTTACAACGGTACTATATACGATAAAGATAATTATAAAGAAAAAGGAGCTGAATTATTCTCTAAAGGTACTGATAATAAACCTAAAATCGATAAAGTAATCGTATTTGTAGGACAAGGAGAAAGAAATGGGATTGATAAAGAAGAAGCAATGAGCATATGGAAACTCTACTCTTCTTATTTACCAAATATAGAAATACTAGATGGAGGTTCGAATCCAATGTTTGCTGCTAAAGATTATGCTCAAGCTAACCCTGATACCGAATTCGTTTCAGTTACAGGAATAAGAAACGAAAAAGATTTTGTAGATTTACGTAGAGTTACTACTTTTAAAAATGCTCCTAATGTAAAAGGATTAGCTTTTGCCTCAGCTCCTGGTTCAGGTATAAGAGCTACTGATTTTAGAAAAAGCATACTTTCTGGTAACTTAGATACTATATTAGATTTTTTTCCTAAAGAATTATCACGAGAAGAAATATTAAATATTTTAAACGATTTGAAAGATAAAATAGTAGCCGAAGTGCTTTCTAATAATATAGAAGGGTTTATAGATGAGTATTTTGAAAAAGATACTAACGAAAGTTTATGGGCTAATATTAATGCTAAAAAGAAAGCAGGTAAAAAATCCTCTCATAAAAATTCAAATGCTTATAAAGATGCGAAAAAAGCAGGTATAGCTTTAAAAAAATCTAAAAATGAAAATATTATGAGTAATAGTTTCAACTATACTCCATTTATGGCTTCTTTACTAGACTATATGATAGATCAAGGAATGAATATAACTCCTTTACCTAATATAATATTAAGGAAAGACGAAAAAGAAGCTAACGATTTTTTCTGTAAAACAGCACATTACAGTCCTGATGAGAAAGAAGTTGTATTGTATGTTCTAGGAAGACATCCTAAAGATGTTATGAGATCTTTTTCTCACGAAATGATACATCATATGCAAAATCTTGACGGTAAGTTAGGAAATATAAATACTACTGATACTAATCAAAGCAACTACCTTCAAGAAATAGAAAAAGAAGCGTATTTAAAAGGTAATATATTATTTAGAACATGGGAAGACAGTATAAAAAATAACTTAAATAAGTTGGATATTAATGAAAATTTTCGTATATTAGATAATAAACTACCTTCGAAAGAAGATTAAATAAAGGTTATGAATACAAGTATAGTAGATTTATTAGAAGCATATCCACTACCTGAACAAGAACAAACTCCTAATTACCAAATTTATTGTGATATGGATGGAGTTTTAACTGATTTCGAAAATAGATTTTTAACCAAACTTTATACTGAAGGTCTTAAATACTACTCTCAAAAAGAGATAGAAACTATTACTAAACCTAAGCACTTTGAAAAACTTTACGGGATGGAAGAATTTTGGAAGTTTATCGACTTTCATATAGGTGTTAGTTTTTGGGTCGGTATGGATTGGATGCCAAGAGGAAAAGAATTATGGAATTTTATTAAACCTTATAACCCTCAACTCCTTACCTCTCCTTCCAAAAATAATACATCTAGATTAGGAAAAAATTTATGGGTTCGAAATAACCTTAATCCTAAACCTAGAGTTAATTTTGCTTATTCAGCTGATAAACAAAGATTTGCTTCTCCTAACAATATTTTAATTGATGATAAAAAATCTAATATTGAAGAATGGAAAGCTTCAGGAGGTATAGCATTTAGAGTGGTAGGAGGAGATATTAACCCAGCTATAGAAGGGCTGAAGGAACTAGGATATGCATAAAGGAGGATTAAAAAAAGAATTTAATAAATCTGACGTTCAAAGAATTAGGAATATAGTTAATAAAGACTATACTTCAAAAACTAAATTTCAATCAGGTTATAATAAAACTAGTTCTTTACGTCAAGAAGGCGATATATGGGAAGAAAATGGTAAAAAGTGGACTATTAAAAACGGTATTAAGCAAAACGTTACTAAATTAGATAATATTAAAAAGTCTATTAGGCTACCTATATGTTGTCCTAAATGCAATGGACCATTATCTCACCATTTAAGCAAACAAATATATAAAATACACAAAATGTGTATGAATTGCTTTTTAGACTACGAAGATGTTTTGAAAAAAAATGGACTTTTAAAAAAGAATATTTTAGATCAAAGAAAAGCTAATGTTAAGTTTTTTATTAGGGAATTAGAAGAATCTATTAAACTAGTAAAAAATGATTCAAATCTTAACGATTTTGTAACCGAAGCAGGTGATATAGAAGACTGGAAAGTAAATAAATCTGCTATTAATAAAAAAGAAATAGAAAAAATTACTGAATATTTAGATCATCTTAAGAGTATGTTGGATTAGTATATATTTATATTAAAATATATCCTTAAACTAATGACTCAAAAAGAACTACTTCAGTCAGTACTAAAAGAATTAACTCACATAAAAACTCATATGCCTAACGGAGAACTTAAGATTCTCGTAGAAGATATGAAAGAAATGAAAGAAGATATAACTGATTTAAAGTATACTCTTCTTAATCCTGAAAATGGAGTTATAGTAAAAACTAATAAAAACTCTGCCTTTAGAGAAAAAATGGAGGCAGGAGATAAAGACTTCACCACTAAAATGGCTGATGTAGAAGATTTAAAAAGGTGGAAAGAAGGAGTTACTAAAGCTTTATGGATACTATTTGCTGGGTTAGCAGCAGTTATTATAAGATTATTAACTGAAGTTTTACAGTAATGGGTAAAAAGAAAAAGATACCTGCTGATGTTTATGCATTTATGAGAGAACTTATTCAAGAGTCTCTTCGTGATTGGTTTAAAAAAGAAAAGTGGGTAAGAATTAGTACTGCAGGTAATATAGTTGGTCCTTGCGGAACTTCTAAAAATAAGAAGAACCCAGATAGATGCCTACCAGCTGCTAAAGCAAGAAGTTTAACTAAAGCTCAAAGAGCAGCTACTGCTAGAAAAAAACGTAAAGCAGGAGCAAAAGGAAAGACAGTCGTGAAAAATACTAAAAAAGCAACAGTAAAAAAAGAAAGTAGAGTATACGGAGACTCTAAAATTAGTGATATGCTAGAAAAGCTAGCTAGAAGTATAGGCAGAGAAAAATTTGCAATGCATATACTTTATGATATGCCTAAAAATGTAAAAAGGGATATTTTAAATGCTTTAGATTTTGATAAAGGAGGTATTTACAATCTAAATACCGTTTATGCCGATGCTCTTTCAAATGAAAATATAGATCCTAAAGCACAAAAGCAACATACAGGTAAATCAGCTCCTTTCGGTTCTGCATATAAAAAAGTTACTAAAGAAGATATAAGAAATTTAGTTGTAGGTTTATTAGAAGAAAATAAGCCACTTTCTGAAAAAAAGAAGAAAAAAGACGATAGATGTACTCGTATAGCTAAACGCAAATACGATACTTGGCCATCTGCTTATGCTTCTGGGGCAGTAGTAAGATGTAGAAGAGGAGAAATATGGAAAGGCGTAAAAGAAGAAACTATCAACGAAATGAACTGTAAGTACGGTAAATACTTTTGCCCTCATGATAAAGTTTATAAGTGTAGAAAAGGACCTAAAAAATCAAGAAGCTAATGCCTGCTAAATTAAAACCAAGTACTAAAGAATACGAAAGAGATTCTAGAGGTAGAATGACTAATAAGTTTACCTGGAAGCACTATACTCCTCATAATACTTCAACTGCTGAGCTTCAAAAAATGTATGAAAATAGTTCTTACAAAAGAAAGAAGAATATAATTAAAAGAGAATTAATTAAAAGAAATGCCTTTAACTAAAAAATCAGATGCAGGAGATTACATTGATGACTTTGCTAAATCTAAAGCTCCACAATTTAAAGGAAAGTCTAAAAAGAAAAAGCGTCAAATGGCTATCGCAGCATACCTTAGTAAGAAAAATGAGCTGGTTGATGTTATTAAGGAAGTATTAAAAGAAAACGACCCTAAAAAAGGTACCGGTAAAAAACCAAAAGGTTCAAGCAGAAGACTTTATACCGACGAAAATCCAAAAGATACAGTAAGCGTCAAATTTTCATCTAGACAAGATATAGTAGATACTTTATCCAAATCTACATTTAAAAATAAGTCTCACGCTAGACAGTCCCAAATTATTAATTTAATTCATCAAAGAGTTAGAGCGGCATTAGGTAGAGCTAAAGATCCTAAAGTTAAAAAAAGATTAAAGACTGCATTTGATTATATAAAAGGTAGAAAAGAAGCATCTAAAGAGAAAACTAAAAGGATGAAAAAAGAGGGTAAAAAAGGCTTTGGCGGAGGTAACGTTAATACAAGATATAGAGCTATCTACAAAAAAGGAGACAAATTTTACTATGATCAAGACGATGCGTTAGGTCAAGGTATTAGACAAACTTACGGTCCTTTTAAAACTAAAGCTGCAGCTAAAAGAAAGATGCAGTCATTTGCACCTGCTCTTAATTATAGAGATTTGACTGAATTAGTAAGAGAAGTACTTAATGAGAAAAGTATCCACGATCCGGTAAAACCAGGTATATTGAAAAAAAGATTAGGTAAACTTTCATGTAGTAAAGTTAGAAGTGCTAAATCAAAATTAAAAAATAAAGGTACTCATTATGCAAAAGCATTACAGAGATACTTAAATTATCATTGTTAACTATAAAAAAATTGAATTAGGAAAGAATTATCTATTTATATTATATAGCTATATAACAAAAAAATACGACATGACGTACGAAGAACTAAAATCAAGATTAGTACGAGTTGAATCTGCTCTACAAACTATTTCAAACAATGATAAAATTTCAAAAGAAGAAAGAGCTTCATTAACTTTAAAATTTAACGTAATCAAAGAAAATATTGAGAAAAATCTTAAAATTTTAAAAGAAGCTGTTGAATTTGAAGACGAAAAAGATGCAGCAGAATTCGCTAAAAATAATCCTGAAACCCCAGTCAAAATAACAAAAGAAGCATCAGACGCTCCTGACGATATAGAGTTTGATAGAACAAAAATGCCTATGATAGCTACGATTACAGGTAAAGCATTAGGTAAGGCGCTTATTAAACTAGGAGATGAGATAGCTTCAATGAAGGCTCATAGAATAGATGTTAACTCTTTTGACGTTTTAGTAACTTATAAAGGAGAAGGTGATGAAGATGATTTTTCATTTCATATAGAAAACGGTAATTTACATATAGCCGATTTCAGCTATAATGAAAAATTAGTTGAAGTAGGAATAAAACCTTCTGGTGACCCTATTATTAATGAATTCAATCTTGTAGAAGCTTTAGTTAATCATTTTAGAAATTTAGAAAAAATTAGATCTACTAATGAAGATATAGACGTAGGGCATCAAGATGACGAACCAGGTATGATTAAAAAGCAACTTTATAGAATAATGAAAGATGCTAAATACCTTTACGATGCATTAGGAAAATATGAAGGCGAAGCTGAGGTTGATTTTCCTTCTTGGTGGCAGAGTAAAATAACTAAATCACAATCTTATTTATCAGGTGCTCATGATTACTTAGATAGCGAAGAAAATCAAAAAAGAATGGACAACTTGCCATCGATGCGTCAATTTCATGAAGCTTTAGACACATCTTTACCTGATACATCTAAAATGTCTTTAAATAAACTTCAAAAAGTTTATAGTATGATAGTTGATAGAATGTTAGAATTGAACGATATTAGAAAAGAAAAAGGTTTAGATGCAATGTATATGGGAGGTTCTAAGCCCGGTGAACACTCTGTAAGAGATCATTTAGTATCTTTAACTCGTAAGAAAAAAGAAGTTATGGCTGCTATGGATAGTAAAGTAGCAGGTATAGGGAAAGGACAAGAATTAACAAACGAAGGAGACTTAGCTTATGTAGCTGATGAAGATTATCAAACTATTCGAGATTTAATCCAATTCATAGATGATCATGCTGATAATTTTGAAAAGAATCCTCAAATGGAACCTGCTCTTAAATTTTTAAAAGGATTATTGAGAGAAGATGAAATAAAAGAAGGAACTGACTTATACATGGGAAGAAGTTTCTCTATGAAAAGATTTGCAGGACCCAACGGTATTGCATTGCAAATAACTGCTCCTAAACTAAAAGGAGGAGGTTTCGAATATATTCAAATAGATGGTGATCAAGTAAAAGAATTTGCTAGAGCAGCAGTTCACGTTGCTCAAGAATTTCATGATATAGATAGACAGGTACCTGTAAATGAAGAAAAAAAATAAGGTATGCATAAATTAGAAAAACTTATATTAGAGGCATACGGACAGCTGCTCAATGAAATGGACGGTGGTCGATTATTTGATTACTTTAATAATAAAGGATATAAGATATCAGAACGTAGCTCAGATGGTGGAGTGCCTGGATTTGAAGGGTATATGGTTAGTAAAGGTGAAGGTAGATCTCCTCAAGCAGTAATATTCCAATATAATAAAGATATTGATGAGTTTACAATCAGTAGAATGAGCGGTTATAGAATCGATCAAGAAGAAGCTATGAAAGCTGGAATGAGAGAAAAAAGCAGTTCAGCTGTTGTAGGTATAGACGGATATATGACAGATGGTAATTATACTCCAGTAGATATTTCAGTTGAAGATTTAAAAGATATTGTTGATCATGTAATGAGCGGTATAGAAAGAGAAGCTGAAGCACAGCGTGACTTTTATGCTAGAAGAGGACCAGTATCAGGTACTATAGATGAAGCATTATCTTATGCTTTTAGTGAGTATAATTTTACTATTAAAGATGATGCTTATCAAGCTGAAGTAGAAGCAAAGATAAAAAAGGAATTAAAAAAAGTTCAAAGTAAACCTCTTGAAATTCCTGAAAAAGATTTACAAGCTATAATTAAAAATGCTGAAAACTATTTTGCTAAAGAAGCAAGAAAAGAAGAAAAAGCTAACAGAAAACCTAGAAAAATTAAATCTACTGAATTTGCACAATTTGCAGCAGACTACTATACTGAAGAATATTATCCAAATAAGTACGCTAAAGACTATCCTGATAAAAGAGGTGATATGAAAGCTATACAAAAAGGTTATTCTCCAGATCAGGCTGAAAGATTCAGAAGAAGCGATGTAATTCCTTTTTTAATTGACTATGATGTTAAAGGAAAAGATAGTACAAAATCAATAGGTCTCTATAATATGCCAGACGATTTTTATACTATGGATGCAGAAGAATTTGATAAAAAATATGAAATATATAAACGTCGTGAAATTAAAAGAAGAGCTGATAGACTAAAAGACCCAGACTTCCCTACTGAAAAATTACAAGATAGACCGGGAGGACCTTTGAAGTTACAAAAAGATTTTTATACAATGCGAGTTTGGGAATTCGATAAAATATATGGAAAAGGTGGAGAGATTGAAGATGAAGATTTCAATATAGAAGATTATTCAAGATTAGGTTTTTTGAATGAAAAAGATGATGAAAGTTTTGATTTAGAAAAAGAATTCGAAGAAAATCCTAGATTAACTAGATTTAAAGATCTTCCTGCAGATATGCAAAAAAAGTTTTCTAAAGAAATAAAAGTATTTGGAAAAAATGCACCTGGAGATCCTAATAGAGATTATGTAGATGCTGATTACGAAACTTATTATTTTACTACCAGCTACAATAAGGAGACAGGTTCAGTAGGACATAAAATAGTAAAACTTCCTTCTTATGCTAAACTTTATAACTCGTTTGTTAAAATAATTAAAGATATAAAAACTTTGATGGGTGTTGATGCAGTTAAGAATGATTCTGCAGCAAAAGAAATATTTGAAAATATTAAAACTTTATTCCGACAGCTACAAAGATATTTAAGAACTAATCATCCTAAGCAGTATGATCTTATGAAAATGAGAAGAATGGCTGAAGGAATTAAAAAAGCTAAAACTTTATTAGAAACTAATTTTAATTTAAAAGAAGGAGAAGAAAAAACATATAAAGGTAAAGACTATAAAGTTACTTTGGAAAAAGGACGTAAATATACTTTGAAAGGAGTTCATCAAGCAACTTATAAAGAAAATCCTTCCTTATCTAAAGATAGAGCACACCAAGTAGCTAAACAAATACACAGGTCATTAAGCGAAGGAGAAGGAGATGATCATCATTATATTAAAGTTCCTAGAAGAGAGTTTAAAAAAGCAGAAGCAATAATTGCACAGAACATAGACAGTAATTTTGTAAAAATGGACTACGTCGATAATGACGGTGCAGGTAATGTAATTATTTACTTTATGTTTAGAGATGGAGACATAGCATCTGGAGAAGCTGATTCATTTATGTTCGATGTTGTAATGGATTTAGAAGCTTACGGTATAATGATCCCTGATCATAGCGCTGAATTAGAAGAAAACGTTAATGAAAAAATGGATATTAACGATCCTATTATGATTAAACTTAGACAAGCTAAGATGCGTGCTGATGATATGAAAAAATTAGATGCATATAAAAAATCTCCTGAAGGAAGAGCTGCTGCAAGAGCTCAAGCAAGTGCTGAAAGAAAAGAAATAAAAGCTAGAGAAATAGTTCGTAAGTTAAAAATTAAGAGAGCTCAAGTAATGAGCGATATGGAAAACGATCCTGATGTAGAACCAACAGGAGGACCAGTAGCTGATATGTACGGTGATCAATTAAATAAGATTGATAATGCTATCGAAAAAGCAGCTTCTGTATATAATAAAAATATGTCTTATGATCAAGCAGTAGGAAAGATTAATGAATTTATAGGCGGTAATACTGAGAAAAGAATATCTGCTTTATTTGATAAATTAGTTCCAGATTCTGGCAATGCTGCTACTGTAGAAGGTGAAATTATTAGAGCTATTAATAGAATTATCTATAGATGGGGGAATGATGGTGATTTATTCTGGTCTGGATATGGTGCTGAAACAGCAGGTCCTGCTATGGAGTTTTTAACTGATGCGTCTGATATTCCATTAGAAATAAGAACTAAATTTAGAGCTTGGGAAAATGATAATTTTGGTAAAGACTATGATAAAAAAGAATTAGAAAACCTAGCTCAAATAGCTTTACAGTACGTTGAAATGAAAGTAAGAGAAGGCGATCTTTCTCCAAATAATGACGATATATTTAACTATGGGCAAAAATATATTGACTATGTAAGAGATATGGAAGATGAGGAAGATGAATATGATGATTACTATGATGATGAGGATGAAGACGATGAAGATTACTATAATGAAGATAGAGGTCAAGAAATATCTAAAGCTAATATGGATGGGTATAAAAAAGGTAACTTGAAAGAAAACTTATTAGATAAAGTTAATGAACAAGAGCCTGAAGAAAAACCTGACTTAACTGCGCCTAAAGAAACAGTATTAGAAGATGCAACTGACCAAATGCTTTCTAAATTCCCAACTTTAAAAGCTGCTATTATAAAATTACAGACTGAAGATTTTAAAGAATTTGTTAATACTATAGATTGGATATCCCCAAGACCTACGACTTTCAGAATAAATTTAAAGAATGGTCAAGATTATATTTTGAAATGGACCGGTAAAACTTTTCAAGCCCAAATAATGGGTAAAAGATACTTTATTGATAAAATTAATGATTATCAACAAGCATTAGATAAATTAAATATTTTATATAAAGAAGGACCGATGTCTGGTGCTGGAGAAGAAGAGCCTGCTGATCCTATTGATACTTCCGGAGACGGTGGTGGCGGAGGAGATTTTCCTGGAGTTGATGCACCTGCTGGAGGAGATGAAGCACCTGCTGATGATGCTGGAGGAGAAGAAGGAGGAGCTGATTTGACAGGAGAACCAGTTGATTTTGAAGAACCGGCTGAAGAACCTGAAGCTTAATTTAACGTTATGAATCTAATAGATAAAGTCATATTAGAGTGGTCTTATAGGACTGAAAAAGGATATCCTGACATTAATAATGAAAACGATTTGAAGGTATTTGAATCTTTATTTGGTTTTAATTTAAAAGAAGCATATACTGAATTTCCAAAAGAAGAAGGAGAAATATCTAATTTAAAAGTTAGAGAGCTTTTTAAAATAGTAAAATCGTTTCCCGGCTTACAGATAGAAGATCCTTTAGCTTTAGATCCCAATAAAAAAAATTCTCCTAAAATTACTAGATCTTTAAAAAATAATGCTGAATTCATAGAGCATCTTGAAAAAGGACTTAATATAGAAATTGAAGACGTTAATGAAATATTTAAATGGGAAGGATTATCAATATCTTTCGGTGAAGGCTCAAGAGGAGGGAGAGGAGTTAAAAGTAAAGGGTTATCATTCGAAGCTGAAATAGCAGCCGATCTTAATAACTTTAAAGCAGGAAATAACGAATATACTCACGCAGGTTTAACTAAAGAAATTATAGATGAATTTGAATTAACTACTACTAACTTTTCAGTCAAAGAAGATGGAGGTTCTAACAAATCGAGACCTTTAGTTTTTACAGATAAAGGCCCTATAGTTGGTTTTAGTGGTGAAAATATAGCAGATACTTTGACTGATTTGACTATAGAAAAAGAAGGTAAAAAAATATACTTATCCTTAAAGTTTGGAGGAACATTGACTTTTTTTAATGCTGGTGTAGCTAAAGATGTTTTTCCTAAAGACGATTTTTCTGATGGTAAAATAGATACAGCTAAAGGAGTTGCTCTTTTAGAAACTCTTGGAATAGATAATGAATTATTTTGTAGAGTTTTTAACGAATATAATGAAGATGGATCGGGGACTAATTTTAAAGAGTTCCATGAAAATGTCGAAGATTATGATAAAGATAAATTATTCAACTTAGTTGAAAGCGGAATAGGAACGGGTTATTATATGCTAAAAGGAGGAAAATCAACTGAGTTTTTCTTTGTAGGAGATGATTATAACAAAGCAGCATCTCAACCTATCTCAGGAATAAATATTCAATATGGCGGTGCAAGCGGTTTAGGAAAAAGAATTGATATAGTATTTGAATCTGAAAAATATAAATTTAAAATAAACATCAGAAACAAACAAGGTAAACTTTATCCATCACATATTATGTGTGATTATAAAGCTAAAAAGTAAGTTATGGCACAAAATATAAAAAAAATAATCGCACAAGAATATATTAAGTGCGCTAAAGATCCGGCGTACTTTATGAAGAAGTATTGCTATATTCAACATCCTACTAGAGGTCGTATTTTATTTAGCTTATATCCTTTCCAAGAAAAAGTATTACATTTATTTAGAGATAACGATTATATAATAACTTTAAAATCAAGACAGTTAGGTATTTCAACTTTAGCTGCTGCATATAGTTTATGGTTAATGTTATTTCATAAAGATAAAAACGTTTTAGCTTTAGCAACTACTCAAGCAACTGCTCGTAACTTAGTTAGTAAAACTATGTTTATGTATGATCAACTTCCTAAATGGTTAAGATTACCTGCTTTAGAAAAAAACAAATTATCTTTAAGACTTAAAAACGGATCTAAAATAACTGCCAAATCTTCTAATGCTGATGCAGCAAGATCAGAAGCTGTATCTTTATTGTTAATAGATGAGGCAGCGTTTATAGATAATATAGATGAAACATTTACTGCAGCACAACAAACTTTAGCAACTGGAGGTCAATGTATGGCTTTATCGACTCCTAACGGAATCGGAAACTGGTTCCATTTAACTTGGGATAAAGCAGAATCTGGAGAAAATAGTTTTTTACCTATTAAACTTCCTTGGACAGTTCATCCTGAAAGAAATCAAGCTTGGAGGGATCAACAAGACTCAGACTTAGGACCTCGTATGGCAGGACAGGAATGTGATTGTGACTTTTTAGCATCAGGAGATACTGTATTTGAACCCGATGATATGCTTTTCTACGAAGAAACTTATCAAAAAGAGCCTTTGGAAAGAAGAGGTGTTGACGGTAATCTATGGGTATGGGAAGGAGTTGATTATACTAAATCGTATATGGTAGTAGCTGATGTAGCTCGAGGTGATTCGACAGACTATTCTGCATTTCATATATTCGATATAGAAACTTGTACTCAAGTTGCTGAATATAAAGGTAAATTATCCCCTAAAGATTTCGGTAACGTATTAGTAGGTATATCTTCTGAATATAATGATGCTCTTTTAGTAATAGAAAATGCAAATATAGGTTGGGCTACTATAGAACAAGTACTAGAAAGACAATATAACAATTTGTATTACAGCTCTACATCCCAAATGGAAACTGTAGAATCATATATGTCAAAGTATGAAAGAGATAAATTAGTTCCTGGCTTTACTATGTCAGTAAGAACAAGACCTTTAGTCATAGCTAAAATGATAGAATATATTAGAGAAAAAGGAGTCACTATTCAATCTAAAAGACTTCTTGGTGAAATGAGAGTTTTTGTATGGAAAAACGGTAAACC